AGGGTGAGGAAACCCTGCAGTACCTGAAAGAAACCGGCCGCCGCGGAATCGTTCTTGCAGGCCGTCCATACCATATTGACCCGGAAATCCACCACGGTATCCCGGATATGATCAACAGCTACGGAATCGCCGTATTTACCGAAGACTCCGTTGCACACCTTGGACATCTGGAGCGTCCCATCCGTGTCAACGACCAGTGGATGTATCACTCCCGTCTCTACTCTGCCGCAAATTTTGTAAAAACAAGAGAGGATCTGGATCTGATCCAGCTGAATTCCTTCGGATGCGGACTTGATGCCGTTACCACCGATGAGGTTTATGAGATCCTGGATGGAAGTGACAAGATCTACACCTGCCTGAAGATCGATGAGGTCAACAACCTGGGTGCGGCAAGGATCCGTATCCGTTCCCTGATCGCTGCTATCCGTGCAAAACAGGCACAGAATAAAAAAAGGAACATCAAGCCAGCTTCCATTGAGAAGATATCCTTTACCAAGCAGATGCGTAAGGAGTACACCATTCTCTGCCCGCAGATGTCTCCATTCCACTTCGGAATCTTTGAGGCTGCTTTTAAAGCATCCGGCTATAACCTGGAAGTCCTCCCCAACGACAACAAGCATGCTGTTGATGTGGGTCTTAAATATGTAAACAACGATGCCTGCTATCCGTCCCTGATGGTTGTGGGACAGATCATGGATGCTCTTCTTTCCGGCAAATATGACCTGAACAAAACTGCAGTCATCATGTCTCAGACAGGCGGCGGCTGCCGTGCCTCCAACTATATCGCATTCATCCGCCGCGCCCTGAAAAAAGCCGGTATGGAGCAGATTCCGGTTATCTCCCTCAACTTAAGCGGACTGGAGAGCAACCCTGGCTTTAAGCTGACACTGCCGCTGATCAAGCGTATCGTTTACGGTGCCGTATTCGGTGATATCCTGATGAAATGCGTATATCGCATGCGTCCTTACGAGCTGGAAAAGGGTATCGTAAACCGCAAGCACAAAATCTGGGAGCAGCGCGTCATTGCCTTCGTAACAGGCAGCAGCGTCAGCCATGGTACCTTCAAAAAAATGTGCCGTGAGATGGTCCATGATTTTGATACGATCCCGATCTCCGATGAGAAAAAGCCTCGCGTTGGTATCGTAGGTGAGATCCTTGTCAAGTTCCTGCCTGCTGCCAACAACCACCTGGCAGATCTTCTGGAGGCAGAGGGGGCAGAACCGGTTGTTCCGGATCTTATCGACTTTATCTGCTACTGCTTCTACAACCAGAATTTCAAGGTTGAAAAGCTTGGATTCAAGAAATCCAAGGCAACCATCGCAAATCTTGGTCTCAGAGCCATCGACTGGCTGAGAAAAACAGCAAATGAGGCTCTGGAGCAGAGCCGCCACTTTACACCGGCCGCAGATATCCGTGATCTTGCAAAAATGGCTGCGCCCATCGTTTCTGCCGGAAATCAGACCGGTGAAGGATGGTTCCTGACCGGAGAGATGATGGAACTCATCCATGGCGGTATCCCGAACATCGTCTGCATCCAGCCTTTTGGATGCCTGCCGAACCACATCGTAGGAAAAGGTGTCATCAAGGAAGTTCGCCGTGAGCATCCGGAAGCCAACATTGTTGCCATCGACTACGATCCAGGTGCCAGTGAAGTAAATCAGCTGAACAGGATCAAGCTTATGCTTTCCACAGCACAGAAGAATCTGCATAAAGACGATAAAAAAGACGCATAACAAGAAATGCAGGTTACAAACATCTTTTTCCCAAAAACAAATTCAAAGCTGCACAGCCGCAGGATCCCTGCCGGCTGTGCAGCTCTTTTTATTTCAGATATGATTCCTGTCAGACAGATTTTTTCTCTGATCCATCACTCTTCACAGGAGGCTTTGCACGGAGCATCAAAGCTCGGGTTAAAGGCATAGAAATTTTTGGCATCCAGCTGCTCCTGCACGGATCTCAGTGCTTCACCGAAACGCTGGAAATGGACTACCTCTCTTGCCCGAAGGAAACGGATGGGATCTGCAACCTCCGGGATATTTTTCACCACCCGGAGGATATTATCGTAGGTGGAGCGTGCCTTCTGTTCTGCTGCCAGATCTTCAAACAGATCCGTGATCGGATCACCCTTACTCTGGAATTCGCAGGCATTAAAGGGCACTCCACCTGCAGCCTGCGGCCAGATTCCCACCGTGTGGTCAATATAATACGGCCCAAGTCCGCTGTTCTCGATTTCTTCCATAGAAAGATCCTTTGTCAGCTGATGGACAATGGTGGACACGATTTCCAAATGTGCCAGTTCTTCTGTTCCCACATCATTGAGCACTGCCGCGACCATCCGGTTCGGTGCGGTAAAACGCTGGGAAAGATACCGCATGGAAGCTCCTATTTCTCCGTCCGGCCCACCTGAGTACAATAACAGATAATTTAACTTTCCGAATGATGATACAATCTGTCCGGCAGTGGGTACCTGCCGGACTTTTTCTACAATAGGAAGTTATTTTGTGTTGGTTTTCATGTGTTCGATCACTCTTTTCCAGGAATCAATACCGCAGGTTCCATTTGCCTTTACGCCTGTGTTTTTCTGGAAAACTTTCAGGGATGTTTCTGTATCGTCTCCGAAATTGCCATCCACAGTAACACCAAGTACAGACTGCAGCACAGAAACTGCAACGCCGGAATTCCCTTTCCGGATGATTGGAAGCTGGGTCTCAAACTTTCCCGTCAGAACTACTGCCTTTTTTGAAGTCTGTACCGGATACACTGCTTTTCCGTTCCAGTCATAGATGGTGTATCCCTGTTTCCACTCTTTCTTTGCATTCTCAAGGCTCTTGTATGCTCCGATCTGGCTCTTGCTGTCAGCCCAGGACTTTCTTGTGCGATAGTACTTATCTACCGTCGGTGTGGCGGTCTTAGCTCCGATCAGCTGCTTGAACCGGTTCCAGTCACCTTTTGCTCGAATTGCTGACGGGCAGTTCTTTGCACATACATCATAATGCTGCACAACTCTGTCTGCCGGGATTCCCAGCTGTTTCATAAGCTGTTTGCACACCTGGACTGTATTCTGGAAAGCTTTCTCATAGTTATAGCCTGCCTGGACGCACATCTCGATCCCTACTGAATTTCTGTTGTTGACAGTACCAAACAGCCGACCGCCGTAGTTAACCCCTACGTGCCATGCGCCACGGTTATATGGAAGCGCCTGATACGCCTCTGTGTCATCCACATATACATGTGCGGAATAGCCTTTAAAGTTGCCATCATGCTGAGCCTTAGCATGCGCTTTCGCATTTGCACCCTTGGCATAGTTATCTGTGTTGTGAATTACGATATATGCCGGTTTATGACCTGCATAGCTGTTGTTGTTACTGATAAGACTTGTGTTGATATTCATGGTTGTACTCTCCTTTTCTGTTTTTGATGTCTTATTTGATGCCTTAATGGATAATATGCTATTCAGAATATTAATGATCTTCTGGCCGTAATTCCGGCCGGATGCCCACCCCTGACCTTTTGGATTCTCCTGAATGCCCAGATGCTCCACGTGCTCTGCACAGCCTCTGTTGACGTATGTATAGCGCGGATCCACGCAACGATTCTTTAGCCGGCCTGTGGATGCGTAGGCCTGCAGGTGCTGGATCTGCGCCCGGATGCCCTCTGCCGGGGTCTTGAAGCTGCTGCCTTTCATTCCGGTTTTTGTAACACCCAGGCCGCAGAAGTTATTCTGGCTCAGAGTTACCGCAGTTCCGGAGAACGTAAAGTTTCCGGTTTCCAGGCAGGACTGAGCAAAAGCTATATCTCCTCTTACTCCTTCCTGTGTTCCCTCTGTAATATAAAGTGGAATCATCTTGATGACCGAATCGGACACCTTTGGATTCGCTCTTTTGATGTATGCCTGCATCTGTGTTACGGATGCCTGGGCCTTTCCCATTATCTTTAACATGTGTTTCTTCCTTTCTGAATGAGAAAAGAGGACGATCATTCGCCCTCTTCTGCCTCTACTTCCGGAATACCCGCTACGCTGGTAAGAATACTTACCACTCCGGCCACGACTGCTGCCGATGCTACCATCTTCCAGTCTACCGCCGAGATGACACTTCCAGCTCCAATCACGCCGACCGCAGTCTGTGCCATTGTCTTGATGGCTCTGATTCCTGCTTTTTTCAGCCATTTCACAGTGTCAACACTTGGTTTAAATACACAATTCTTAAACATGTCCATTCTCCTTTTCTTCTAAATCTGAAATCCGGTGGTTTGCTACCTTGATCTGCTCCTCCTGGACAACTACTTTCTGTTCCAGGGAATAGGTTCTCTCCACTACATTGTTATGTTTGTCTACTCTTTTTGTGAGTTCTTCGAGTTTGTACTCCATCAATGCACGTGTCTTTTCATTCTGGCTATGATTACTGATCAAGCACACCAGAAGAGTTACCGCTGCACTGATGCATGATGAGATGATTGTTTCCACTCTTTCTTCCTTTCTCCGGTGTTGCGCCGGCGCAATTTTAAGTATAAAAATAAGAGCCTTTCGGCTCCGCTCTGATTTTCATTTTTGTTTTCCCCCTTTAAGATATTCTTTTGTACAGGTTTTGTAAAAGTTTCAGCATGGCCGGAATGATCATACGTTCATTCCAGTTCTCAACAAGTCCTTCTTCGTTGTTATAAGCTCCAACTGGATAATATTTCGCAACATCTTCTGCATACATTCCCGGTACTGGTTTTCCATTCATTTGATCATCTTCAGCAAGATATCCTTCTTTGTAGTTAAACCATACAACTGGTATATCCAAAATTTTTTCCGCCTCATCCAACGTCATATTTGAGAGATGATTTTTGTACCTTTTTGCCGAACTTGACAAATATGCCACTGTACTCCCGTCCGAGCCAAAAACAAGATGTCCGCCGCTTGTTACATGTTTTGCGTTATATATTTTTATACTCTCCCCATCAGCCATGAAAGATCCATTGATACACATTGATGAGTGATCCTTGCTTTCGCCAGCAGAGAATTCTTCAACAATCTTGATATATGATACCGTAGATCTTGATGTCCCTATGTGTCCTACGACTGCAGCTATATGTCCTGTGCTCACATTTCCTGGAGTTATAGTAGTTGCTCTACCACTATTGTCTTGTGCTGTTGTAATCTTTCCGTTTTTTGCATCAAGTGTAATCTTACTATCAACAGACTTTAAAGTGTTACTACCTATCGTCCATCCGCCTATTTTTCCAGATATAGCTTCCATGGAACCATCTTTGTTAATCTTGAAGTATTTGTTCGCGGTTACAAGACCATTAAAGTCGATTTTGGATGCACTAATTTTCACGCTTTGCGCTGTCTGATTGATTTCTGACGATATCGAACCTTTAGATACCTTACTTGTAATATCTGTTTCTGTTTGTTCAACACGGGTTTCCAGTTTTTGTACAGTATTTGTATCTGCCTTTTTTGTCCATTCCGCGCTCGATGTAACTGTTGATACGATAGCGCTGTCAGTGATCTTCTGAGATGCTTCTGTTTTCCATGTTTGCAATTCGTTAACGGAATCTTTTGTGGCATAAGTAGATGATACTGTACTTTCGATACTCGTTGCCTTCTGGTCAATCATTGACTGTGTTTGCGTAACTGTGGCATATGACTTTAACAGCTCTTTTGCTGAAGCCTGTGCGGTATCAACAGCTGCCTGTTTTGCCGCAACTGCATAACCTTTTGCAGTTGCATCAGCAGATGCAAGTTTCTGCTGAACATCTGATCCTGTGGCGTAAGTCTGTGATATAGTTGAGGACAGGCCATCTATCTTGGCCTGGATAGTAGCATTCATCGCGGCTGTGGTACTATAGTTGTCCCGTAGATTTGTCTGCACCTGCGAAAGGTTTTGCGACATGCCATCCACACCTGATTTATACTCAGCAACTTTGGCATCGAGGTCTGTGTACTTTCCGCTGACAGCATCGTATTTGGACGTTATGTCTGTATAGGTCTGCTCAAGTCCATCAACAGTAAGCTTCACATCCGCAAGTTTGCTATACATAGTAACCTTGCTGTTCTGCAGTTCGAGGATTTCGCTTTCGCTGATCAGAGCTTCAATCTTACCTTTTACTACAGAGAAATTTGTCTCGTTTGCCTGGAATCGCTTTAGAATCGCATCCGGTGCAAAAATATTCACTTCTTTCTGAAATCTCGTTTTTTCTCACCTCCTTTCTGAGATAAAATAGTAACCTGCTGACCGACTCAACGAAACTACTTGAAACGTCAACCGAGTATATAGAGAACATCAGCGATAGTGATTACACATCGTGCTTCCGCAACGGTAAGATAGTAACTTTAGTCCTTAATATCAAAGTATTAAAGCCTTTATCTTCATTTAACACTTGCTTGACTTTACCCAAACAATATATACCATCTTCTGTAATGTTTGTGCCTGTCATGGCACTCAACACAGGTATACGAATAGGAACATCTGGTGAGGTTATGCCATGCGCGAACATTAGCGCGGGTGCGTACATTCAAACTGCTATATCCTACGTTATAAAATAGTAACCGGTTTTCAATCTGTGAAAAAAATGTATCCGACTTAGATAATCCACCA